AGACATGCGGGATGAGGCGTTGTTTAAGATTATTGGGGACTAAGGCTTTCTTTTGACAATAAAAAAGTCTTTTTTAAAACCTCAATTTTGTCATCTTTTAAAATAAAATCAAAATAAGATCCTGAGTTAAGTATTCTCATTTTGTCAATGTTCTCGGTAGAAAGTTTTACTAAATCATTATAAGTCAAAAAATACTTAGCCAAAACACGTTGATTGCAATCAATTCTAGCAGATTGTTTGAGTTCTAACGTTTCTTTGTTTTTAAATAAAATATAAATTTTACCTTCCACATTATCTAAGCAAATCATTGAACCGTTTTGGATGTCAAGTTGAAGTATTATTTCGTTGTCGAATGATTTGACTGATAAAAAAATATTATTAAAAAAACCTTTGGCAATATTGTCAGAGGTTTTCCATTTTTTACCTAGCATAGCGTTGTATTGGAATACTCTTTTTTTTGTAAATTCATCAACTTCGTCAATAGCTTTTTGTTGAGAAAAGCCTAAAATGGTAAAAAATAATAAAAAAAATATTTTTTTCATGGTTCAGTAAGTATTTTTAATTAAAAAGTTGTAAATTTTTGATGGTATAGAGATTATTATTTTCTTCTACTACACAAATATATTTTGTTCTAATCATTGCGCCAAACGAGTTTTGAGAATCAAAATAGGATTTGAAAGTGTAAATATTTCCTTTTTGATGTAGCAATGATTCTGAAGCTATAGGCCATTCTGCGGAACTTGGTGACTTTATTTGTTTTTCAATTTGTTCCTGAGCATACACGAAAGCTTCAATCGTGTGATTTTCTTCTGGTGTGATGTCTTCGGACGTAATTGATTCAATTTTATTTTTAGCTGGCTTTTCGGGTCCGTAAAAATATGCTATAGTTGACCAAGCTGTAATAGCTAAAAAGGCGATAATTATGTTTTTTTTGTTTTTAAAATTCATTATAAATGTAGTTTTATTTCAAATATAAATGTTTTTTTTTAGTACTCAATATTGTTTTTCTCTAAAATAATTTGCAATCTGCTTATTTCCTTCATTAAATTAACTTGTTGGTCTGATAATTTTATTACTCTAGCTTGCAATTCTTCAACAAGTGTTGTGGGTTTTACGTCTAAATAATAATTGTTAGATGGTTCGTTAGCAATATAATTGCTGGTTTTTGGCTTGTAGTCTGTGCCTACAATTGCTACTTCTAAAAATTCCAAAATCGCGTTTAGTGTTAATTCATTAGGTTTTTTCGTCTCTCCTTTTAAAATTTTTTGTACAGCAAATGTACTAATTTTTGTATTTTTTCCGATTTCGTATGCGGTAATGTTATGATTTTTTACAGTATCTAGAATTATTTCTAGTTTACTTTCTCTACTTAATCCGCTCATTTTTAATTATTTATTAAGTTTTTTATAAAATTGAATAAAAAATATACAACTTTATGTATATATATGAATAAAGTTGTATATATTTGTCTTGACAATATCTAAAACAATGTGCTGCAAGATACGTGCCACACTTGACAAGAATAGACAAATATATGAAAAATTCAATTGTAATAAATCCGGTAGATAAAGATATGGAGTTGATGCTTCAATCGGTATCAATTTTAAACGACTATAAAACCGCTGGTTTTGTACGACGTGAAGCATTTGTGGAAGTGGTAATGGGTGAAGATGTTTCTTATCACACTTTGCAAGGAATGCAAAAGTTGAACAACTTTTGGGCATGTCGTGTAAAGGATAAAAACCTTAACGAAGATTTGACTAGAATCTTGGAAAAGTTAAAACTGAATTAAGATGTCGGCGCCAAAATTTATCAACGCCTCCGAATTCATCGAGTTTCTAAAAAAAGAGAACTTGATTATAGTTTCGGCAACAGAGTTTGAGTTGAACAATGTGTTGCTTCGCAAAAAGCTATTGAAGAAAAAAGCGCTTTCGCTGAAAGAAATTATCGATGGGAAATTTTTTCCATTAAAAGACACCAAGACCCTTATTGATTGGATTGAGCGAGGGAAATTCCTAAAAACGGAATGGTACCAGGAGCAAACGGGTAGAAAAAGAATCATGATTTTAAACCAAGCTTTGAAGCGTTTAGGCTGCGAGGCATAAAAACCAAAAAAAAATGCAGCAAGAAGAAATCAAAGAAGTAGAAGTAGAAGTACACGAACCTGAGGTGCTCACGTGCGGGAATGTTACCAGGGTATGTCATCCCACCGCATTTTTTGAAATGATTGAGGAATGTAAACTTTGCGGCCGATGTGTGTAGAATTGGATTGGATGGACTGGATAATTATGATTATGCTGCCATTGGATATGTGTTTGGTGGTTCTGCTTTTGGTGGGAATCTTCAATGAGATGTTTAAGCGAAAAATTAATAAATAATAGATAGAAATGGAAAAGCAAATTTTGAGTACCGAGCCAATCGGGGAACGATTGGCGATTTTGGAAGCGAATTCCGAAAAGAAAGAAAAATTCACCTACAGTCGTGAATTAGATATTGCGGAAGTTCAGGAGTTGCAAAGCGAGTTGTCGCAAATTATGATAACTGTAGATCAGCACGACCAGCAATTGAAAATGGCAAAAGAAATCTACAAAGCCGCTGTAAAACCTTCTAAAGAAAAAATGCGTGCGATTCTGCAAAACATCCGTAGTCAAGTGGAGGAAGTTACTGAAGAGGTGTTCTTGATGAAAGACCTTGAAGCTGGAAAAATGGGGTATTATACCAAAGAAGGGCGTTTGGTTTTTGAAAGAAGATTGAAGCCAGAAGAAAATCAATACTCAATTCGTGAAACATTTAAAATCGCTAAATAATGAAATCAGAAAACATACAAATTAACGTTGCTGAAGGTGTTCAAGAATTAATTATTCGTGAAGGTGAAGCGCAAAAAATCCACGAGCCAAAGTCTATTGAATTTATAGGTGTAATCTCAAATCCTTTCGAGTATTTGAAAAAAGGATTTGACCCTGAGCAAATTATTAATTCTACTCTTGAATATTCGTACGAGAAAAAAAGAATTTGTTTGAGATATGCAATTCGTAGTGTGAATCCTGACACAATAGCTGGTGAAATTAAATTGCATCAGGAATTGGAATCCTTTGATTTGAATTCTGGTAAAAGAATTGAGCCTTCTAAAATGGCTGAATTTCTACGTACCAAAATGCATTATTTCTTAGACAGAGCGGAGGGAATGAAGTTGGTGAAGGAATTGCAAGAGTTCAAAGCTAAAGTAGATAAAGAAATCGAAAAAGCAGACGATAAACGCGCCAATGTACGCCAGGTGTATGTGCAAAAAGTTACTTCGAACATTCCGACAGCATTTAATTTGAATTTGCCATTGTTTGTGGGTGGCGAACGATTGCCTATTCGTGTGGAGATCGACATTGATCCTTTTGAATTGAATTGTGTGTTGATTGCGCCAAATTTGAAAGAAATGATAGATACCGAAGTCAAGGCGGTAATTGAAGAGCAATTGCAGTTGATTGCGAATTTAGTCCCTGATTTAAAATTTTTCCAATTCTAATGGATTGGGTGCACATTGTAGGATTGCTGGTCTTAGTGCCAGCATCCTTTTTCATCGGGGTTTGTTTTTTGTGGTTTGGATTTGGGTTGATTATTAATTTTTGGAAACTGTACGTTCGACAAAAAAGAGTATGAAAATGCAAAAGTGGACCCAAGACGAAGTGAGAATTTTGACGGAAAATTGGAATATTCCAATGCGTGAGTTGGTTAGTTTTTTGCCGGATAGAGACCGTAAGACTATTTATTGGAAATTAAAAGTTTTGGGTTTTAATCGACAAACCTTTAAAAGTTACACCAAGGAAGATGATGATTACATAACCGAAAACTACCAATTGAAAGGTAATTTCGAAATTGGTAGAGACATTCAACGAACGGCCAAATCAATCACCAAACGCATGATTATTTTGGGATTAAAACGCAGCGATAGCGAGCTTACCGAGTTAAAACGAACGCATAGAAGTTGTTTTAAGAAAGGGAGAATTTCTGAAAAAACAGTAGCGCATGGCACGCTACGTTTGGCCTACGATGCGCAACGATTGTTGAGTTTTTATGAAATAAAAATTAACAAAAAGTTTGTACGATTCTCACGCTACTTGTATGAGCAATACCATCAGGTACAATTGAAAGCTTCGGACATCATATTTCATAAAGACGGCAACGCTATGAATTTGTTGAAGGAAAATTTAGAAAAGATAACCCGCTCGGAATTGCTGGATAAAAATAACATGAATGATGAAGCTTTTATCAAGCGAATTTTTAGAATAACGGATCCCGAAAAGATTCAGGAAATCATAAAAAATAATCCTGAAATGATTGCTTTAAAAAAGAAAACAATAATTATAAAACAAAAAATAAATGGACGCGCTAGAGAAATTAACGGAATTGCTGACAAATAAAGCCTTCTACCACAACGGTAAAGAATACTACTTTTTGAGCTGCAAAAAGGTAATGTCAAACATCATGATTTTGACGAATAAAGAAACCATACAGATAGCTGTAGATCGTTTCGCTGACTTTTATGATAAGGTGAAGGATAATTGTATTATTGCTAAAAAAACGGAGGCTTCCAAGGGATTTGTGCCCTCGGAACTTCCTGTTAAGAAAGATGTGTTTTATATTCCAGAAATGCCTAATACCTATCAAAAATTGAACAACAGCTTCGATAACCTAATCGATGCCATTGATTCGGCTACAGGGGAAGATTTGAAGCTTTTGGAGTGCAAAGCGAAGATTTTAACATCATTGGCCCAGCAAACGGTAAACATGACAAATAGCAGCGTGGGGATTGCGAAATTGTTTCATAATAAATAGTTAGTTATGGGAGACATTCTGCTAAAAACCGATGAAATGCCATCTGCTGTAATTCCGCATAAACTATTGGTCGACAATCGAGTTTCATTAAAAGCCAAAGCCTTGTTTGCTTTGATTTCAACTAAAAAAATATTATCGGTAAAATCAATCGAAAGCGAGTGTATGGAGGGTATTCACGCTATTGCTACTGGATTAACAGAATTGGAAAGCTTTGGATATTTGGTAGCTACAAAGTTTCGTACCTCAAAGGGGAATTCTATGATCTATTCGCTGTACAATGAGCCTTTTACGGCTATAGTATTAAACGATTTTTAAAATATAAGAGCTATGAACTATTATTCATTAATGCGTGATTTTTGGGATTTTGCTTATGAGAATCCTGAATTGATAAAGCCCAATCATTGTGCAATCTATTTCTTTACAATAGAACACTGTAATAGATTGGGCTGGAAGGAGAAATTTGGATTACCCTCAGGAATGGTAATGGATGCGATTGGCATGAAATGCTACAATAGCTATATTAAGGCTTTTAATGATTTGGTAAAATTTGGCTTTATAAAATTGATTGAAAAGTCAAAAAATCAATGGTCCTCTAACATTGTTGCTTTATCGAAATACGACAAGGCACTAGATAGAGCACTAGATAAAGCGATAGTAAAGCACTCAACAAAGCAAGATGAAAGCACACAACAAAGCACACAACAAAGCACTGAACAAAGCACTGAACAAAGCACGCATAGTATAATAAGACCAATATACCAATATACAAATAAACCAATTAACCAATTTAAATCAAAAAACCAAAATTTCATTTTTGAATTGAAAGAATCACCGACATGGATAGAATCAATTCAGATGCAAAACAGGATCAAGGAAAGTGAAGTGAATTATTGGCTTGATGTTTTTGAATTGAAATTGCAAAATGAGCTATCGGATAAAACCTCAAAAAAAGAGTTGGCAGGCCACTTTGCGAGATGGTTACCGCTTCAACTAGAAAAACAAGCAGCAACAGGAATGAATCCCGTGCTGAAAAAAGAAAAAATTAAAGGATTTGTAGGATGAACGAAAACGGAATAATGCTGCCTCAAGCGATAGATTTAGAAAAAGCAATTCTTGGAGCGGTGCTCATTCAAGGCGATGCAGCAGACGAAATGCTGAATGTGATTGCATCAGCAGCGGTTTTTTATGATCCGAAACATCAAGCGATTTTTGAAGCAATTCAGGATTTGTTTTTGCAAGGCAATCCAATCGACATGCTAACGGTGATTAGTGCGCTGGATAAAAAAGGCTTGAAAGCTGTAGCGGGTGGCGATATGTATGTAATGCAGCTCACGCAAATGATTTCTTCTGCGGCTCACGTAGAGTATCATTCGAGATTGATCTTGCAGAAGTACATGGCGCGCCAAGTGATTCAATTTTCTGGTAAAATTATAAACCTAGCGTATGATTCCACAACCGATGTGTTTGAGTTGTTGCAGCGTTGGCAATCGGAATTCGATAAAGTAAGCGATTTCATAAACACCGGCAGAAGTAGCAGATCGTTTCCTGAATTATTGCAAAACCTAAAGAAAGAGGTCGAAATGTTGACCAGCAACAAAGAAGCGATTAAGCTGGTAGGTATCAACACTGGATTCGATGTGTTGAATAAGTTTACTGGTGGCTATCGCAAACAAGATTTGGTGATTATTGCAGCGCGTCCTGGTATGGGAAAAACCGCTTATGTGTTGAAGTGTGCGATTGAGAATCTTAGAAATGGCGTTCCGGTGGGTTTTATTTCGTTGGAAATGTCTGAGGAACAACTGACAGCAAGAAGTGTGGCTATTGATACGAATTTTCACCTCAAACAATTGGTGTTAAAAGGCTTCGAAAAAGCTGAGTATTTCAACCGATACACTGAGCATCAAGAACGGATGAGCCAATATCCTTTCTACATCGATGACAGTGGTAAAACCGACATAGCTGACGTGGTAATATCGGCTAAGACAATGAAAAGAAAGCACGGAATCAAGCTATTGATTATTGATTATTTGCAATTAATGACCGATTCAAAGACAAAAGGAAATCGTGAAACTGAGATATCAAACATAAGTAGAAGGTTAAAGCGATTGGCTAAAGAGTTGAATATTCCTGTAATTGCTTTATCGCAATTATCTAGAGCTGTAGAGACTAGAGGAGCAAGCAAACGCCCAATGTTGTCGGATTTGAGGGAATCAGGATCTATTGAGCAAGATGCTGATATGGTGCAATTCCTTTACCGCCCTGAATACTACAAGATTGACATGGATGTAGACGATTACGATGAATGCTTTCATGATGCCATATCAAAAGGAGCTAACGCAGAGGTGATTGTAGCTAAGTATCGCGGTGGATCGCTTAGTACTATACTGCTTAAGTGGGTGGGTGATAAGACAAAGTTCGTCGATGTTACCTGTGAGCGTGATATGAATTCTATCAGCAATATCGATGATGAGTACATTACACCTGATCTGCCTATGATAAGCCCTAGTGAAGCGTTTGGAGAAGATAATGGAGTTGCTTTTTAATTAGAGATACAATGGCAGATAAACCAAAAAAGATAGTAAGATCGTGGGTTCCGCAGCGTGCGGCCTTCGAACGTGAGAATAGTAATCAACAGTTCTATAACTCGTGGCCATGGCGTAAGAAGTCTAAGGCATACAGGCAACAACATCCGTTGTGTGTAGTGTGTGAGCGTGCAGGCTTGGTAGTACAGGCTAAAGTTGTTGATCACATAGTATCAATCAACAATGGCGGCGACAAGCTTAGTGATGACAACTTACAAGGCTTGTGTAATTCTTGTCACAATAGTAAATCTAGTCACGAAAGTAGGGGTATGGGGTAAAATCTCGATAAAGCGACAGCCGCCTACATCGCTGTTTAGACGGGATTTTAGTCTGGGGTGTTTTTTTAAGAGGGGGGTCTAACGTATTAAAATAGAATAACATGACAAATTTAAAAGTGGTTAAAAATAATGGTGAAGTTGTAGAAGTGGATAAAAATCTTTACGAAATTCTAGTAAAGCTCCCTTCGCCAAATTCAAAATTTTCATTATCAAAAGAGCAAAAATACTGGTACGAGTTTTTTGGTCAACAATTAGTTGAAACCAAGAAATTAACAAAGCCGGATTTGATTCATCTGCATCAATTGGCTACTTCGGTAGATTACTACGTTCAGGCTGAAACCAAAATTCGTGAAAAAGGCTTTGATGGGGGAATTGTGCAAACTTTCAAAGGAGGGGCGACAAATGTATCGGGTTACATCACCATTCGTGAAAAGATGATTAAAGAAATCAACGAACTTTCCAAGCATTTTGGATTTTCGTTTAGAGACAGAATCAAGTTGGTCGATAAAAAAGAATCGGATCCGAATCAAACCAACCTCTTCGAACAATTCATGAACGCCAAAAACGGTTAAAAACCTATGCAAATCACCCCCGAAATGAAAGCCTCAATCCCTTTCCAGTACGCACAAGATGTCTTGAACGGAAAGTTAATCACCGGCAAGTGGATAAAATTAGCCGTGGAGCGTTTTTATAGCTGGATTGAAACCGCCGAAGAAGATGGTTTTATTTTAGATCACAAAGAAGGAATGTTTGTCATCAACTTTTTCCCAACGTTCCTGGTGCATACCAAAGGACCATTGGCCAAATCAAAAACCCCCTTCACCCTATCGCCTTACCAGCAATTCACGGTGTACAACATTTTCGCATGGAAAATAAAAGCAACCGGATTGCGCCGCATAAATTTCGTCTATGAAGCCGTAGCCCGTAAAAATGGAAAAACAACGCTATTAGCGGGTTTAGGATTGTACGCACAAGCCTTGGATGGCGAAGAAGGTCCCGAAATTTATGTAGGAGCCACCAAAGAACTACAAGCAAAATCGCTTTGGGAGCAAGCGGTGGCTTTTGTTAATAAGTCCGTAATGCTTCGAAAGTTAGGATTTTCGACAACACAACGCGAGGTTAGATTTTCGCACACTAACGGTGTGTTTCGATTTTTGGGAGGGGATTCCAAGACTTTGGATGGCTTGAACCCTTCTTTTTCGTTAATCGACGAATACCACGCCCATAAAGATGATGGCGTTCGTGAAGTTTTAGAATCAGCAATGGGAGCACGTGATAATCCGCTAACGTACATCATCACCACGGCGGGTTTTAACCTAAAATCCGCCTGCAAATTGGCTGAGGATTCCTATAAAGACATCCTGCAAGGGCTAAATAAAGACAACCACACGCTCATTATGATACATCAGATGGACGAAGATGATGATTGGCAAGATGAGAATAACTGGCAAAAAGCATCACCAAACATGATTTACAGCAACACCTTGTTAGATTTCACACGTCGTGAGCTGGTCAAAGCCTTGAACCAACCGTCCAAAATACCCAATTTCAAAACAAAATCACTAAATACCTGGGTAGATGGTGCCAATGTATGGATTTCATCCGAAAATTGGCGAAAAAACGACATCAACCACGGCCGTGACAGAAAATTACCAAGGCTAACCGTTGATGAGTCCAAATTTTATGACTTTGGCTCGTATGCTGCGCTGGATTTATCCACCACGACAGATATTACCGCATTTGTAGTATTATCTGAGCCTGACGAGGAAGGAATTCAGTACATAAAGCCCTTTTTATTTTGTCCCGAGGAAACGATAGACAAACGCTCGCGTGAAGATCAAGTGCCTTACCGATATTGGCGGGACCAAGGTTATATCTACGCAACCCCAGGGCCTGTAGTCGATTATGACGTGATTGAAGATTATATTTGCGAGAATTACCACAAACTAGGCATTCAACGCATTGAGCGCGACCGCTGGAACTCGAATTCCATTATCAATCACCTGATTGAAAAGGGGTTTAATGTCTCTGATTTCTCGCAAACAATCACCACATTTTCGCATCCGACAAAGGTTTTTGAAAAAATGATTTTGGAAGGCAAAATAAAACACGACGGAAACCCCGTAATGGAATGGATGTTGTCTGGTTGTGTGACAATTGTAGACCACAACGAAAATATCCGAGTATCAAAAGGATTGTCGCAATCCAACGGTAAACGTATCGATGGAATTATAGCCGCAATCATGGCCTTGGGCGGTTCGCTATCGCCGCCAGAAGATAGCAATGAATCTGTGTATGAAGATAAAGATTTTGAATGTTAAAATAAAAAAAAATTAAGAAGATTGAAAAATCAAAATTACGTCATAAGCTTACGGATAACTACCTCACCCTCTAAAAACCCATTTAAAAAACCATGAAACTATTCTTTCAATCATTCATGCAAATTGGCTTAGTAGCGATCAATACATTATTAATTTCGAGGGGAATTTATTTAGGAGTTTTTGTAGTTTCGTTCTTGATCAGTTTGTTGTGGGCGTTTAATGTTTCCAAAGTTTCGGTATCTACAAGTAGACAAAAGTTAATTTATGCAGCAGGGGCGGGATTTGGTGCAATAGTCGGATTGTTTTTCGTAAACTTATTTTTTAAATCTACTTTATGAATTCACAAGAAAAAATCCTTAGCCTACAGGTGCAAAAATTGCAGAAAAAAATTACAACAATGCGTGAGTTAAGCAACTGCGAGGGCTTTTACAAAGCCTATTTCAAAGACTTGACAAAGCACAAAAACGGCCGCGAATGCTTCCAAGCAATCAACGAACGCTATTACGAATTATTTGAGTGTTATCGCTTCTCGGACTACGAATCTTTCAAAACACAATTGTCAAAATTTAATAACAAAAAAAAATGAAAAACATGCTCATTGTCCTATCTACCTTGCTCGTGGCCTTTCTAATCTCTGCCCTACTCGATTGGCCTTGGGTGGCCAACAATCCAGTGCGCTATGCGCTGGTAGTAGTCAGCATAGTATTAGTGCTGCTGCTTGGGTGGTTACTTTTGAAAGAAAATGCAAAACAAAAAACAAACTAATGCAAAACCTGAAATGTAGCCATTGTTAACAGCAGTTTTAATCAATAAAAAAAATATGATAAAAGTAACGTTTTGCCGCTTGTGGACAGTTGCGGATTTCAAAAACTGACCTTTCAAATATACACTAATTTTTAAATTTAAAAACTATGAATACAAATAATTCCCAAGCACCGCAATTGCCACAAACGGCTGTTATAAGCCGTTTTTATTCGGGGTTTGGCTTAACAATTAAAATGTAAAAAATGGGACAATCAACTTATTATCATAACCTAACTAAAAATTGGTTCAATGAAAATGATTACGCTGATGCCGTAGAAAATAGCGAAGTAGGTGACGTTATTAAAATGTCATTTAGAGGTAATGCACTTGTTATAGACTTATTGAAAGAAGATTTAGAAATTGAAAGCAAAAGCCAACACGATTTTGCAAGAAAACAATTTTTAGATTACTTCAAAGAATTTCATGAGGTCGATTTTCAAAATGGCTTATAACGTTTTGCGTGTATAAGAAGTTGCGGAGAGTTTGCCGAATACTTTTAAACACAGACTGATTTTTAAATTAATAACCAAACTCAAAAACACAAAAATAACCCGCCATTTCTTATACACGTTGTTATATGATGGCTTTATATTTAGAAATTATGAAAACAAAAGAAGAATTTGAAGAAAAATTAATAGTTGGCGTAAAAATTAGATTCGGGAAACAATACGCAAAAAAACATTGTGCAACTGAAGGAGAAATCATAACTTTAGTTGAAGGTGATTTTGAATATTACAATGGTCTTTATACCACAACAGAATACGCTCCAAGTGTATGGGATGAAGAAGTGGGTGAGTTTAATAGTATTTATCACTTATTCGGAAATGAATTTGAAAATTGGATGGATAACACGATAGTTGAGTAAGCTATCATATAACGTTTTGCGGCTTGCAGAAGTGGCGGATTTAAAGACTGATTACTCAAACACAAACTAAAATTTAATTAAGAAACAATGCTTACAAGTACAAAATATTACCCGCCATTTTTGCAAACCGCTGTTATACACAGGTTTTTTAACAGAGGTTGGAGAAGAGTTTCAGACATAAAAAATCACGAAAAGCAACACTCTTTTTATCAACTTCCTAAGCCTGACGAATATGATATTATAGTTGATGGAAAAATAATTTATCGTCATTGGTACGGTGGTAGTATTTCAGACGATGCTTATATTGAAAACAACGTAACACACTTTAGAAAATCAAAACGCCATAAGTTACCGAGATTTTAAACTTGTGTATAACTCTTATATGTAAACACCCTATCAAAAAACCAATAAAACCAACACTTAAGCCTATGAACATCGGAAAGCACTTAAATTTGTGTTCCGAAGATTTATAAATCAAAAATTATTACAAACAAAAAACAAACTAATGAAACTAAGTGCTAAAAGTCTACAAACCGCAATCCGCAGATTGCCCGACCCTAAAACCTACGCGCCCGATGTCATCAATGTCTTGGTTGATAAAGAAAAGTACACTTTCGAAAAAATAAATAAAGAATGGGTTTTTAAATTCTAAAAAATGAAATACACCGCCTCCCAAAAAGCCGCCGTAAAAAACCTCCCAGGAACCCAAGAACTCTACCAAAAAATAAGAGATGATTTCCTGAAAATTTCCCGAAAAGTCCGAATTGAAAAAGGATTTGTAATCTTAAGTTCGGCCATGAATTTTAAGTATCAAAAAAAAGTCAGGCCGATTAAACGATTAAAAAATTAAAAAAATAGTTACCAAAGGTAACCGCTTAACTAAAAAGCACCATCTAATTTTGACGTATCAATTCACAAGATATGTCACTATTAGATCGTGCTTTTTCTTCTTTAGTACAACGCTCAGCTAGTCCTGATCGAGGGCTTACCTTTGCCGATAATCTTACGGATCTTTTTTCATTTGCCACCAATAGCGGCATTGGTCCTGTGAATCATAAAACCGCCTTAAGAATTTCGGCAGTTTACAATGCAGTCGAACAAATCTCGAACGACATCGCAAAAATTCCCTTCGGTGTTTATTCTACCGAAAACAACCAACGCAATCGTGTACGCAATCACCCTGGTGATATAATTATAGCGCAGGAACCCAACCCAATTATGACACCTTTCGTGTTCAAAAAGTTGATTGGCGTTTCTTTAATGCTGCGTGGCAATGCGTTATTTCATATACAATCTGTTACCAATTCGCGCCAAATCGTGAAATACATCGATTGGGCCGATGTCGCCGATGTCCGTGAAAAAAACTTCGAAATCTACTATTACTGCAAAGGGTACGATAAGCCTTTGTTAAGTTCAGAAGTCTTGCATTTCAAACAATTTTCATTAGATGGAATTGTCGGAATTTCGACCATAAAATATGCAGCCATGCAATTGGGATTGTCTTTGAAAACCCAAGAATTATCCATCACGAATTATGAAAATAAAGGCGTTCGTCAAGGAGTAATCGAGACCGATAAAATCCTATCGAAAGGAAAAGACGGCATTATTTCAGGATGGCGAAACGCAATGGCCGAAAAGTCTGCGGATCGTGTAGCGGTATTGGATGAAGGCATGAAGTTCAAGCCTATCACCATCACGCCACAAGAATTGCAATTGATTGAACAATCCCGTTTCAATGTGGAAGATATTGCGCGCTGGTTTAATATTGCCCCGCACAAAATCAAGTCGTTACAGCAATCGACAAACAACAATATCGAACAACAATCTTTAGATCACGTCAGCGATACGATACAGCCTCATGTTACCAATATTGAACAGGAATTTGCCAAAAAGCTTTTGACTACAAAGGAAAAAGCAACGCATTTCTGCAAAGGAAATCTTAATGTCCTG